CCGGAATGATTCGTATTTTCACAGCATGTTCCACCGAATTGTCGGTTGTCGTGCGAGAGCTATTGCTACCCTTCGTGAAGGTGTTCCAGGAGAATCCCTTGATTTTCGAAGGGGCGCCTGGTGCTGTTTGCCAGTCTCGTGAGTGGACTAAATTCCGCGACTACCTGACCCAGTTCGGTTTGGACAAGATGATCGCAGGAGACTACGGTAAGTTCGATAAGAAGATGCTTGCTGAGTGGATTTTGGGTGCCTTTGAGGTGATCATTCGCATCCTCATGTTCGCCGGATGGACTGATGAAGAGTGTGTGCCAATTTGGGCGCTGGCTGAGGATATTGCTTTCCCAGTGGTGAACATGAATGGCGATTTGATCATGTTCTTTGGTTCAAACCCATCGGGCCACCCATTGACCGTTATCATCAACTGCATCGTGAATGCCCTCTATATGAGGTACTGCTACATGCGTTTGTCTCCTGAAGGAGGTGTGCACTGTCTGCCTAACTTCAAGAGGGATGTTGCATTGTTGACGTATGGTGATGACAACGCTGCCGGGTCACGAGTGAAGTGGTTCAACCACACAGCGATTGTTGAAGTTCTCCGATGTATTGGAGTGACTTACACTATGGCTGACAAGGAGAGCAAGTCTGTTCCTTTCATTCACATCGATGATGTATCGTTTTTGAAGAGGTCGTGGCGTTGGAATGCTGAGGCAAACGCTTTCTTCTGTCCTTTGGAGGAAGCGTCCATTCGCAAGATGTTGATGATCGCTATGCGATCACGAACAGTCTCCGATGACAAGCACATGGCGGATGTAATCCGCGCTGCCCACCAGGAATGGTTTTGGTATGGTCGTGAAACCTTTGAAAATGAAGCGGCCTACTTGAAGACCTTGATCCCTAATGGCTTGGAAGTCCATTTCCTGGACTGTCCTTTGCCTACCTGGGAAGAGTTGATGGCGCGTTTCCATCGTGCTTCAGTTGGAATTGACGACTTTGTCGTAGGGGAGCAGGTGGAGCTTCCCGAGTTTTAAACTCAAACCAACCCTACCCTTAATGTTAGATCTGCATATATATATTTTGTATTGTTTCATATTGTGAGTGTGCTAGCATTTCGTAAACCCACCGGCTCATGGTTCCACTATTTAGTGAGAGGATTCAGGGTGTCCTAAACAATAAAACCGGAGAGTAGCCTGGGCTGGTGAATCTCCGTCATAAATATAGCCATGCAAAAACACAGAAAAACAAGCTCTCACCTCATCGGAGCAAAATGATGAGGGTCTAGAACGACGAGTTCAAGTGCGTGTGCAGGCCGATGTTGCGACCGAAGACGCTCACCCTGCTGTTCTACAGCAGGTTACCACCAGCTTTGCTGATGAGATGGAAGGTATTTCAGTAGGCCAGGAAGCTCCACAGCAGAATTTTACTATCAGTGATGCGAATACCAGTGCTGGACTTGCTAATTTTCTGCAACGTCCAGTGCGAATCGATTCGTACACATGGTTGGAGTCTGATCCTGTTGGCGTAACGCGTACAATTTCACCTTGGTTCCTATTTTTCAATGATCCGAGCATCAAATACAAGTTGAACAACTATGCATTTATTAGTTGTGATCTTAAGTTGAAG